TGGGGATCTCCTCAGTGGGAGGAAGCCTGTCCATCCTGGCGATCTGTGGCTAGCCCAATCATTTGGGTGGCAGCCGCTCATCTCTGATCTTAAGTCTATGCTTAACTTTGCAGAGGCTGTCGAAAAGAGACTTGATGAGCTCATGGACGCCAAGAGGGAGGAAAGGGTTCGACGAAAGTTACACAACTCCGTCGAACTGTATCACCCCACAATCCCGGACCTTGAAGGCATCACCTTTGCGTTGGTGGATGCCCATACTACCAAGGTCTGGGGTACTGGAAGATGGCGCGTACAAGATCACGCCGGACTCGAGTACCTGCGGGGCGCGGTGCAAGGAAGCAGAGGCAACTTGGCCTATGCTATCCGTGCGCTTGGCCTGCCGTCGTCATCGGGAATATGGAATAGCATTCCATGGTCCTGGCTGATCGACTATTTCTGGAATATCGGAGATATCCTCGAAACTCATGGGAAAGAATTTCCCGTGCACCTCAAGGATGTCTCCATCATGGTATACCAGAAGGCAGAGGAGCAAAGTCAGGTTCTTTGGAACCTGAACAACCTCCAGTACCGTCCTCACCGATTCGTTCGGGAGAGGAAGGCACGCCGCGGCTACACTGACCCCAACCCGATTCTTCCATCTTTCAGGCCAATCTTAACCTGGAAGCAATGGAGCAATCTGGTTGCTTTGGCAACTGGCGCCAAACTTTTGGCGCACAAAGGACCGTAGGATTACGGACCATATCCCAAGAAGGAAAACCAGGCATGTTTGCTGATCCCTTTTCTATCACCTATAACGCGGTCTCCAAAGACCTTGTTAAGGTGAATCAAGACTTCAACGGTTCCGAGTTCTATCTCGATGATGGACAACAAAAGTTCCATCTTTCCGTGAAGCACACGATTCCGGCTCGTGGTCAGTCGGGAGAGAGTCATCTCTTCCGCCTTGACGTTGAGCCGTACGATACGGATGGTGTCTACCTCCGTACCGACTCTGCATGGGGGTCGTCGAAAACTTTCGACGCGCCCCAAGTCACTGCAGCGGCCGATCTCGCTTTGGATGCGCTCATCTCTGGGCTCACCGCGGCGAATATCGCGAAGCTTGTTGGCCGTGAAGTCTAAGTGGACTTCACTGCGCAAGCGCGTGTCAACGTACGCTCCCGCACTTAAGCGTGTGGTGTTTACGTTGCTTGATCTCTACTGTAGGGGAAGACCCCCGAAGTAGATAGAATCAGCAGCTTACCATGAACCCCGAAAGGCGTTAACCATGGTGAACTACAACATAGCCTGCGAACCAATGTGGCACGTTTTAACTGACGTGACTCGTTGGGACGCTGGCGTTGCTAGGAATACCGACAGTAGTCTTCAGCGCATTGCTGAAGCTACGCGAACCCGAGGTATACGGATCTTACTTTCGATCCTCCCCAAGCTAGGAAAAGACCTAGACAAGGGGCTCTCCTCTGGTAGCCTTATCATTTCGCAAGAAGTGCGAGATGAGTTTGGCCACAGCAACCCCTGTCCTTTGTTCGAGCACCTATTCTATAAGGTGTTCGACGTGGACAGTGCTGTTCGTTTGTCGGACGGTTCCTACTCCATGCCGATTCTATGGAACTCAAGTACCACAGCTGTCGCATTCCTGCGCCAGTTCTTGTACATGTACAAGAAAGTGGAGTGGCCCTGTCCTCAAGAAAACGTGAGGGCAACAGCCAGGTCTTTCTTCTCCATTG